GAGAAATACCGGATTGTCGAGTTCGGGTCATCGCCCAGCGTTTCGACAATTGCCTCATTATCGAAGGCATCACCCGTGTTGAAGTCACCAAGGGCACCGAGGGCGGAAGCAGCAAACACGTTCGTTGCTTGAGGAAAGCCCCCAAGGCATAGACGGTTCCGGTGAATGATCCCCGTGCTTGGATACCCACGAGCAGCAGACACAAGGCTTTCATCCCAGATGGTCGTAGAGGTGGGCGTTGATGCGCTCCCCGCAGTTGTAATCGAGGTGGATGACTCAGGACCAACGAGGTTATTAGCCGAAGACGTGGACGGCGTGTCATAGGTCTGGAACATCACGACCGTAACGTGCGTCCCATCGGGAATTGCAGTCACGATACAGGTCAGCTCGTCCAGATCGGTTTGGCAAACCTGGCCAACCTTGAACCCCGCAGACGAAGCCACTTGGAGATTAAAGGACGGATATATCGTGTCCTGAACCGTTGCAGTGCATGATGTGGTGGTGTTCGCCGCCGTCACCTCCACCTCATTATTGATGAGGAAGCGAAAGCGTGTGCCCACATCGGCGGACGTTCCCGTCAGGACAGCGGAGGAAAATGTGAGGGTTATTGACCCGGTACGGGCCGACACACCCATAGTAATCCCAGGATCAGCAAAGCGGTAGAACGGCTGATTGATCTTGTTCCCGATACCGGAAACGAAAGACAGGTCAGCGCGCGTCCATGTGCCGCTCGCACCATAGGTCAAGACCTGAGTGATATAGTCCTCATGGAAGATATAGACGGCGTTCTCGTCAGAAGTGATGACAAGCTCCTGAATCTCAGCCGCAGTTGTCCATGGAAGGTCAGCCGTGATCGTCTGGATTGCTGTCCCCGATGAATTGTATATCGCTACTTCAGACCGCGCATCACCCGTGTCATAATAGAGGAACAGTTCTTCCTTGACGCCGTTGCGGCCCTTGTAGCGGTGCAGGCGACCGGGGAGCGTACCAAGCACAGCCCGCTGCGTAGATCCGGGGCGTCTCTTGGCCCCACCACCACGAACCGTAATCGCATTTCTGAATTGGGCGCAGGCGGTATTGAACGCCTCACTATCACCCCGACGCATAAATTCGGGGCTCAGTTCGCCGCGTTCAAAGGAGGGCCTGAAATCTCTTTGTCTGGACATGACGCCTCCTAGTTCGTGGCGTCTGCGTATGCAGTCCAGCTATATGCCATCTTCGTGCCGTTCGTGACTTGCGAGCCGCGCCATGCACGGACCAGCACGGGGTCGGGATCGCGGAGCGGTGTTCTGCCCCTGTTCCGGTCACGAGCCTTGGCTTGCGTGAGCTTCTGGTTCCCTATGGCGTCATAAAGGTTGCCCTTCTGATCGTCATTGAGAATGCCCCGCGCCAGATAGGCAGCGAGCTTGTTGACAATCCCCCAAGCGAAATCGGCAGGCCAGTCCTGTTCACCCGCCCGATATGTATAGAAAATCTTGAACCCGTCATCGTTCTCGACGTTACAGATCATCTTGCCGCCACGGACCACATAGTCCTCGAACTGGTATGTATCGAGCTGAATAAAGCGGGGCAGTAGAATGTCAGAGGGGAGCGGATATGAATATGCGGGCTCGTCGTTGGTTTCCGCATCCTGGGTCAAGGCGCTGGATTTGGTAGCAAACGACCAACCGTGCATCATCAGGGCTTCGGCTACAATCCCCTCATACCCAGCCTTCGCAATCACCGCCTCGTCCGTCTGATCGTCAATAGACGTGGGGGGCTCAAGGCCGAGCATCGGCATTGCAGCGCGGAAGATTTCAACAGGAGCGGCGAAAATAGTCATGCTGCGAAATTGAGCCTTTGGAACTCAAGTCATAACGCACCACAACAAAGCCCCCACCGTTATGGCAGGGGCTCTGGTCTTGGTCGTTACTTTGATTTGGGTGTCTAGCCGCTCAGCGCAGATTTTAGGGCGAGCATCGCGCTTGCTGCGTTTGACGCCGCCTGAGAAAACTTCAGCGCGTCATTTGAATCTGTGGCCACGCCAGCCTTTTTGATGAGTTCTTCGACGTGCTTTTTCTGGTCTTCCATTGGGTTCTATCTCCAATAAGAGTTGACATTGTTTGCGCGGGGCCGGGCGCCACTCCGGCTTGTGTCTTTCCACTGTCATGCGGGCTTACCGCCATACGTCCGGCTAGGGCTGTCAACCGGCTACCCCTCTCAGGACCCCCTCTTATCCAAGGCATCGCCCGAGAGTCGGTTTCGGATGCTCTTGGCTAGTTGTGCAGCGTGTCTGCTTTCCACGCCGCCCGCGCCAGAACCTTATAGCCCATCTTCAGGCAAAAGAAAAGGGCGGCCCCCGGAGGAAAGGACCGCCCTCGCGCTGTGTCGGTGAGGGGAAGGAGAAACCACCCACCGGGAGGAAGTTGTTATGCGCCTTCCCAGTTCGACCCGCTCGCGGCGGACACAACTGCCTTGCCCGTTACCGGGTGTTTGGCGCAAATATACTGGTCGGCGGGATTGTTCGAATCCACAAGGAGGACAACGGCAACACCCGTCGCCGCCGTAAGGATCGAAAAGTGTTTGTCGTCCGTGTATTCGGTGAGAAGCGAGCCCGTATTGGGGACCGTTACCGTACCCGTCGAATCAGCCGTCAGGCCAAGACCCGTGGAGGCTTCCGAAATCCACACTTCGAGAGCATGAACCGCGTCAATAGCCGAACCAGCGCCGTCCTTGACGGTGATCGTGGCTTCGAGGCCGTCCGTAACGGTCGACGCTGCAAGACCAATTGTCAGGTCAATGGCCGCGTCATCAAGGACATTGAGTTCCGCTCCCGTTGCCGTGACAGGGGTCCCCGCCACAGACAGCTTACCAGCCGTGAAGTCGAGGCCGGATTCCTTGGGAGTGGCCAGGACGGTGCCATACGGGTCAGTAATAACTTGCTCGCCAACCACGTCCACGTCATTGAAGGAATACGTCACCGTGCCGCCCGTGTAGGCAGAGCAGGTCATGCGGATTTTGGCCCGGTCGCCAATATGATCGTAGGTGCCGGACGGGTTGGTAGAGGCGTCGAGGGTCGCTACCGTTTCCCAGGCACCGCCGCCATTCCGATCCACCTCAAGCAGAACGGTCGCGGTCGCGGACCCGGAAAGGGAATACTCGACATTCTCATTCCGCTTGATACTCAGCTGTGAGCTGGACCCTACAGCGGTAAATGTGCTGGATACAGTCGTCATTGGATTGGCTCCCTATGCCGCCAATGGCTGTAACAGCTCTGCGGCTTTTTCTTGCATAAATTTCTTGCGGTCCGCCTCGCTCAACGCATTCCATGTCGCAATGGAATTTGCGGGGTCTTTCGCAAGATGGTCGGAGACGGCGGCTTTCAGGACTACTTCCCTGTCTACTTCCGTCCCCGCGTCTTCGTCTTTGAAGACTTTGGGAGGCAGGCGGTAGGATTTGGCTCGTTCGCCGTGATCAGCGACCTTCTCGCCCTTCTCGGGCTTTGCCTTCTTCTCACCTGCCTCCGTCTTTACCTTCGCACCTTCCACCTCTGCATCAGAGGGCAGTTGATCTTTGAACTGGTCAGGAACATCGTTCCAGCCTTTCTCAAACCGATAGCCCTTGATGTAGAAGGGAAGTCTGAAGCGTACTTTCACGGTTCACCTGTTAGTTAGTGGCGTCCGGCAGTGACGTAATACGATGCGGGTCTTTCGTCAGGAAGGCATTGAACTTGCCCGCCGTCAGAGTCGTGGTGCCGATCACAAGTTGGGCACCAAGATACCGCTCGTAAGGGGTAATCGCCCCGTCAGGAACAGCAACGCAGACCACCGTGTCACCAGCAACAATGTCATCATACGCGATCACATCGGAGGTGTAGTGGGCGGATTCCGTGCCGTCCGTCGCAATCGAGGTCGTCGAGTCCGATACCAGTTTGAACTGGACCGTTGCCGAACCACCCGAAGTCGGGGTCGTGTCACAGGTCACAACGAAGTAAAGAGGTTCGCCGTGTCCGATTTCGCGGGCCGCAGCAGTAGCGCCGAGGTCAACGTAGGAGTCGGAATTGTGGGTTGCGGCGGTCGTCTCGGCCTGCGCGTCCATAAATTCCAAGAGTTCGTCCATAATCATGGTTTTATCTCCACCTTTCTCTATGGATTAGGTAACGCGGGCTTCGTTGCCAGCCAGGGCATCGCAACGCCGAACC